GCCAGGGCAATGAGTTGCCGCCAACTGACTTTCGTCCCGAGATGGTTGCTTTAATTTCATATCTACCTTGTCGATCATTCTTGATGCTTTCGATAAGGGAGTCTTCGGCTACTTCGTCTGTGTCTCGATGCAGTTCGTTCATTTTGTACCTCTATGTGACATAGGTCGGTAGACCTGATTGAGTTCTCGGCAATGCGGGCAGTAGAGCTGGCGCTTGTAAAAGCGGTGCAGTAGGCGACACATAATTAGAGCCACTCCAGGCGAAGGCCGTCGCAGTCTTCGCAGCCCCCGTGATCTACGAGCTCGGGCGGCGTCAGATCGCCAGGGCCACCGTTACCGAACCGAATGCCGTCTCCAGTCCCGCCGCACTCCTTGCAGTCGGGAGCGTTGGCGGCTTCAAGAGCAGACTTGAGAGCGTCTCGGCAATCGCGGTGCGCCGAGCGCGAAGACTCGAGATCAGATTCGAGACGATTTACTCGGTTGACGGCTTTGTCGCCTCGCAGTGTCGCCTGCGCTGCGGTTGAAAAGAGTGCGTCGCAACGATTTTGAAGTTCCGAGCAACGAACCTGAAGTGCGTCGTTTGTTCGGATCTCGGATTGGTAAAGTCGCAGCCGCGCTTTGCTTTGTGCAAAAAGGCTGTCAATCGCGCTGCGCTGTTTTTCACAAAGCTCTTCGACGATTGTGTGATCAAGCAATTCATATTTCATTTGTCTTCTTCCGTATCGGCAAGGCAGTCGCCGCAAATCCAGTGATTGTTTTTGTCGTACTCACCATCACAATTCCAATCAAGGTCAATGTGATGGTCACCTGCGTGGCAATATTCCATAGCCATATCGGCTCTCCTTGGCAGTTAGTGATTTGTTCGGTCTGCCGTGCTGGGTACTTTATGACAGATTGCATAATTGATAGCAATGGTTTTGATAAAAAACGATTAGTCTATATAAGTGATACCGATCATTGGAATGAATCGTATTACCTACACTTTGGGTCATATAACCCAAGAAATGCCCAAATGTGCAGAGGGCTTTTGGATAAAACCTTGTTGCAAATTATGCATCAGAGCATAGATTGACTGCATGACATTGGACAAACTAATTAGATCGACGACATGGAACGAGACTACGGTGGCGAAGGCTGCTGGGTGTAGTCAGTCGATGATTAACCGCCTGCGAAATAAGCGTGCGACTGCCAGTCCGCAGCTCGCGCTTGCCATCGAGAAGGCGACGAGGGGCGTGGTGAAGCGCACCGACGTTCCGCTGACTGCGGCGAATCGCAAGCTCTTGGCGCTGGTTCTAGGGTAGCCCTACGTTTAACAGTGAACGCCTAGCTACTTTGTTGGCTAGGCCCTCTACGGTCGACGCCGCCCCGGCCGGTTCAAAAAGGGCGGCACCTTGAGAGGGGAAGCATGAAAATTTACTCCGACGTGATACTTCTTTCCGGTGGTGTCGATTCAGCGTTTTTAGCCCTAACAGTGGAGCCGGAGTCAGACGTTTTGACTTTGTTTGTGGATTACGGTCAACCGTCTAGGAATCGCGAACATAGGGCGGCGCTGACCATTGCAGCAGAATTAGGGATTAAATTCAAAACGCTGACAGTTAAAGGTATTCCGCTCGGGGATATGGACGCATGGAGCGCAGGACTCGCCATCGTTCCAGCTCGGAATGCGTGGTTGATCGCGCTGGCTTCAGCGTTTGGCCGAAATGTGTGGATAGGCGCGAGTCCATCCGATGCGGAATATCCAGATTGCCAGCCGATATTTCTTGAAAAAATGGCCCAAGCCCTAAGCGAGGCTTATGGAGTTTGCGTCTCGTACAGCTTTGCGACGAGAGAGGAGCGCGTCAAAGCGCTTTCCGAGTTTGGCTACGACGCAATTGCTTGGTCTTGCTACAGCGCCGGACCTGAGCCCTGCGGACAGTGCGCGAGTTGTTCGCAGTGATCGCCTACATCGGTACACCGTGCAATCAACTGCAGGCAGATCTTGTAAATGGTTTACCAGTACTCGTGTCGTTTGCTGCGTATTGCCCATTTTTGGATACAGGTGGGTATATGGGTAGTTTCGATAAGTTGCTACTTGACTCGGGAGCGTTTTCGGAATTGAACAGCGGTGTGAAAGTCGATCTTGATGCATATCTTGATTGGGTGCAGCGATTTCCTTGGGCGAACGCATTCGCGGGGCTTGACGACATTTCAGGCGATTGGAAACGATCACTTAGGAACTACGAGCGAGGCGGCTTCCCGACCTTCCATGATACTGACCCGCCTGAATTACTGGCCGACCTGATTCCGATGGCTCGCGAGCGAGGCGGCTGGATTGGGATTGGATTGATGCCGCCGCGAACGGGTAGGGAGAGTTTTTTACGCCGAACTCTTGATCAGATTCCAAGCGATTTGCATGTGCATGGGTGGGCGCTCGGCAGGTATGCCCAACTGCCACGGTTGGATTCGTTCGATTCGACCCACGCATGGCGAGAATGGGTCAAAATCCGGCAGGCACTGGGACCTTGGGCGACATCTGCCGAGTGTATGAGATTGGCCGTGCTGAAAGTGCAGCGAGAATGCAGGTCTCTGCAAGTCGATAAATCGAACCAGACGCCTGAACTATTCGCTAAAGGGGAAGCATGATTGAAAAAGAACTCAAATTGCCGTTTGTTGCAGGCTCGGACACGAGTTTTCGAGCTGCGCGGCAAATGGGTGCAAAGCCCACGCAAGTGACAGGAGATCGGCAGAGGATTCTGAACGTTTTGCTGTCGGGCGGAAAGACGGACGCTGAGATTCAGGAGATCCTGGGATTGCGCGGCTCGACTGAGCGACCGCGGCGAGGCGAACTTGTCTCGCAGGGATTGGTCGTAGACAGCGGCGAGAGGCGTGACCGCAGCTCCGTCTGGGCGCTCGCGACTATGCAGCGAGGTGACAACTGATGGGCGCTGATGAAGTTTGGGGCCAAGTCACTGAAGCGTTCTCGTTTTACGGGAAGCGGGTGACCCCGAGGTTGCGGGGAGCTCGCCGCAAGCTGATCGAGCGAATCTTGACCGAGTACGACGGCGAAGAACTAGTCGCTGCCGTGCATGGCTATGTCAGATTTCACGAAGGACTCGATCAAGAGGACGGATCGGACTTCAATCCTCGCAAGTATTTCACGCCCGAGAGCGTATTCCGATTGGAAAAGATTGAAAGTCGGGTAGAACTTGGCTTTGACGGACCCTACCGAAAGCCTCTTTCACGCGAGGATGCGGTCAGGGCGCGTCAGGAAGCCGCAAGACAGAAGGTTGCGGCGGCACGGGCCGCTCGGGAGGGCCAGAAATTACGCGCCGTATAAGGCGATTGGGGCGCGCTGTCGGATAACGGCGGGGCGCGCTCGACATATAGCTTCGGTCCTGCCGGTAAGAATCGAAGCCACCGTGGGAACGTCACACAACCGGTATCGCCAGAGTGAAAAAGCAGAGGGCGAGTGACGGCCAGATCCAGATGGCTAAAGCGACTGCTTCGAGGATGCATCGGAGAGATCCCGACTCCTCATACGGCACTGCATAGGCAGCGACCGACTTCTCTGACTCCGTTCTGCGGGGAACAGGAGAGGTCTATCTGGGTACAGGCAGATGAGTTTGACTACCAAGAGCAAAGAGCAAGGATACCAACTCCTAGCCGATACTCTGATGGCTCGGATCGACGCAGCAATCGGCCAGCCAAACTCTGCAAATGCTGTAAAGCGACGAATTGAAGTTTTGGGTCGAGTGTTGGATCACATCGAAATTGCAATTGCGGAGGCGAAGGAGTTTTCTTTTGGCGATTGACGGTGAAGGCGTACACGAGAAAGTCATGTCTGTCTTGGCAGCGGTAGCAAGTTCTCAATACGGTATGACTGTTGCGGAAGTGCGGCAGAAAACAGGACTAAACCCGACGACAGTGCGTTACCACCTGGGTCGATTGACCAAAATCGGAGTTTTTTTGCACGATCAGCACGCAGCCAGCCCCGAACGCGACCTGCGTGGGCACTTTGCGACGAACGGTAATTTGCCGGGTACATGGCGGATCTCTCTTACATGGTTGTTGGTCGTTGCAACGCCTCACATGACGACCCTGGGCATGGCGGTCGAAGCACAACGAGAGGCGGCAAAGTCTTGAGTTACGTACTCGAGTTCGAGCTTGAAGGACTGCCATCGCTACAGGTTGCCGGATCTGGGGGTGGGCACTGGCGGAAACGACACGCCGAAGCCAAGCGTTGGAAGCAGTCGGTGCGAGGCGCTGTGCTCGAGAACTGTTACCTGCCGGATGAGCCGCTGACGCGTGTCAGAATGCGGTGTGAGCGCTTTTCCACACGAGAGCCGGACTGGGACAACCTAGTTGCGTCCTTCAAGCCAATTCGAGACGGGCTTGTCGAAATAGGAGTGATGGTCGACGACAAGCCGAGTGTTTTGGTCGCCTGCGAGCACCGATGGTCGAAAGCGAAACGCAGCGAGGGCAAGATCCGAGTCCGCCTAGAAGCGGTGCAGGACACAGAGTGAAATGTCGAGAGCCTAGCTACGGTGGGATCACCATTTGCAAAGGTTGCGCGCAGCCTTGGGAAAGGACGATCTATCCTAGTTGGGGGTCGCAGCCTGACTGGGTTTACTGTGCGGAGTGCGCTGCTAAACGCTGGCTGGACGAGTGTAAGCAGCACTAAATAGTGAGGTTCTGGTGAGTCCATTTGAAAAAGGTCACGCAAAAGTAGGCGGGCGCAAAAAAGGAGTGCCCAACAAATCCACGGTTGCCGTCATGGAAGCGGTCAGGCGTGCGTTAGATGCAGCTCATAAGGATGGTGCCGAGGGCTACCTGCTAGATCTCGCCTGCGACGATCCAAAGACATTCATGAGCGCGGTCAATAAACTCATACCCACTGCGGTCGAGACAAAAGTTGAGATTGAGCAGACAGTCACTATCCGTCGATACGGGTCAGGGAGGAAGAAGCGTGGCAGCAAGAAAAAAGAGAGCAGCAAAGACGCCTGAGCTGAGCAAGAAGGTGCAGGCTCTTCGTCAAATATTGACTCTTCGTGTGCGTCGACAGCCTGTCCCAGTCGAGCTCCGAGACCTCGACGACATGCGCTTCACGTCAAGCCGCCGGGTGCATGCGGTGCTCCAGGCTATGCGTCGCGACAACGCCGGCATGGATGAAGTCGACGTTTACGTCGAAAAAGAGATTCATGGGTAATCTGGAAATCGAAATCGAAGAACTGGACGAGACGCTTCAGGCGTTCCTCGACTGCCGTTCCCGATTCACTGGCATTATGGGTCCGCTCGGATCAGGCAAGACCTACACGGCGATCCTGCGCGTCCTGTTGGGCATGATTGAGCAAGAGCCCAACGCGGTAGGCATTCGCCCGACACGATGGATTGCGGTTCGGAACACTTACCCCGACCTGACGACCACGACGATCCGAGACTTCCGCGAAGTGTTCGACGAGAACTTCGGCACTATGACGATGGGAGGACTTGATCCGCCCACGTTTCGAGCTCGGTTCAATCTTGACGATGGCACTCGAGTCGAGAGCGATGTGATCTTTTATGCGCTTGACCGCCAAGACGCAATCAGGCGACTACGCGGGGTGCAAACGACAGGGTTCTGGCTGAACGAAGCAATGCAATTGCAGCGCGATGTAGTTGCACTCGCCGATCTCCGGCACGGTCGTTATCCATCCGACGTAGCAGGTGGAGTGAGAGCGACGTGGCACGGCATCATTGCGGACACGAACGCCCCTGACGAGGACAACTGGTACTACAAGGCGGCGCACGACACGAAGTCACCCGATTGGGAGTTTTTCAGGCAACCTGGGGGCGTGATCGACACGGGCGTTCTTGACGGCAAAGGCAACAAGGTTTGGATTCCTAATCCCGACGCAGAGAACCTGCCCAACCTGCCGGACGGTTACTACGAGCGAGCGTTGCAGGGCAACAAGACAGACGATTGGATTGCCAACATGCTTGGCAACGAATACTCGTTCATTGTCGACGGCAAGCCGGTGCATCCTGACTTCCGAGACTCGCTGCATGTCACGCAAGAAAACGTCGCCTTCAACCCTGAGCTCCCGCTCGTGATCGGCGTCGACTTCGGGCGAACACCGGCTGCAGCAATCGGGCAACGCGATGTGTGGGGTCGGATCAACATCATCGACGAGTTCGTGTCCGACGATATGTCTCAAGCGGTGTTCGGTCCCGAGCTCAGGGCCTACATCACATCACATTACCCGCAGGCCAAGGTTCGAGGCTGGAGTGACCCGGCAGGTGAAGCCAAAGGTCAGGCTACGGAGGACACGCCAAGGCAAGTCCTAGTGGCTGCGGGCGTGCCTTGTCAGCCTGCACCGTCCAACAAGGTTGTGCTGCGTAGGGCGAGCGTGGCAAATCCTTTGCGGCGGTTGTGCGGCGACAAGCGTCCAGCTCTAATGATCAGCCCGAAAGCCAGAATCATACGCAAGGGCTTAGCCGGCGGCTTTTGTTTTCGGCGCATCAGAACCACTGACGATAGATACACCGAAGAGCCGGACAAGAACGCTTACAGTCACCCGGTGGAGGCGTTGGAGTATCTATGCCTGGGCGAAGGCGAAGGTAGAGCCGCCCTGCTTCCGGTCGACTATGACCCAGACGAGCCGATACAGGAGGTCGCTGAGTTTTGATCTGGAGCACAAAGCAATATCACGATCCGGCGCAGATTGAGTTGCTCTCGGCAATGGCAAGGCAGTGGGGATTCCCGCGAGAACCTAGCAAGAACGAACTCGAGCTCGCAGATTGGTTTGCGATGTCGCGCGGCAGTGAGATAGCCGAGGTGCATTGGTTTGAGCGAATCGAAGGCATGCCAGATCTCGCAGGGCTTCATTACGCAGTCAGCCCTCGTTGCAGAAAGGTGTGGCCCGTTCGGCTGTGGCTGGATTCGGTGATTGGATTTGCGCGAGATAGCGGGTTCCGAAAACTCATTGCCGGCGTTAACGGTCTCCCCTTGGACTATCTTCTCCGGTATGTCGAAATCTGGAACCGTCGGCACCTATTCGATCCTTTGACGATTGAAAGTTCTATACCAGCGGGTTCGGAACAAGTCGTTGTCGTAAGTCTGGAGACACCCAATGGGACTTGAAGTAGCAATCGCAACCGCCTTGGCGTCTGGACTTGCAGTGTCAGCGCCAACCGCAGCTACTGCTGCGTCGATTCTCACGCCTGCCATTTACGGAGCAGGAACTGGCGCAGCAGTCGGTGGCATTCAATCGGCTGCACGGGGCGACAGTGCTGCTGGTGTATTCAAAAACGCAGGCATCGGTCTTGGAACTGGCGCAGCACTTGGGGCAGTGGGTGGGGCTGCCGGAGCGCTCGCGCCTACTCCAGTACCGACACCGGGAACTCCAGTACCGACACCGGGAACTCCAGTACCGACACCGGGAACTCCAGTACCGACACCAGCACTGCCTGCGCCAACAACCGCTCCTGCTCCTGCTCCTGCTCCTGGGTCTACTGTCCCTAATTCCGCTGCACAGATGGATGCCATTGCGGCGCAGGGAACTACACAAAAGGTTACTGGCAACGCAGTCAATTATGGTGCTCTAGCAAGAGAGGCTGCACCATCGTTGGCGTCGGCGGGTCTGACATCGGGTCTGTCTCTTGGGCTTGCTCCAAAACCTGAGATGCCGAAACCCCAAAGCCAAACGTCGGGATCTGCTCTGGCAGCTCGAGACCGTGAGCGCAGGCGTCGCGCGCAGGGATCGAGGTCTGCGATCAGCAGCAGCCTAGGTTCAGCGATGGGTGCTCGAACAGGTCGCACGACCCTCGGCGGCGGCTACTAATGACAGGCAATAATGTCGCTCAAGAGGCAAAGAAGCGAGTCAGCGAGCTCAAGGGTCGCCGGATAAACTTCGACGATCAATGGCAGCAAGTCAAAGATCACGTCTGGCCGGACGGTGGCGACTTCACCTTCAGGCGCTCGCCTGGTGAGAAGAGCACTGAAAAGATCTACGAGATGACGGCAGCGCTTGCGCTTGAAAAGGGAGCCGCATCGCTTGAAGCGTTTCTTACGCCCCGTACAAGTCGATGGCATACCCTCGTTGCTTCAAACGACAAACTAAACGAAATGGCTTCGGTCAAGCGGTGGTTTGAAGAGGCAACTGACGTTCTTTTCAAATGGCGCAACGCGCCGTACAGCAGATTCTACGGTCAAGTACACGAAGTCTGGAAAAGCAATCTAGCCTACGGCAACGCTTGTCTGCTTGTCGAAGAGCGCCCAGAAGGTGGCGTCGTTTATCGGCAAATCCATGTTGGATCGGCTTGGATTGATGTCGACCATAACGGCATCGTCGACACGATCTATCGCGAGTACGAACTGACAGCGAGAGCCGCTTGCAAGCGATGGGGCGACAGCGCACCACGCTGTGCAAAAGATGCTCTGCATCAGAATCCCTTCACAAAGCACACCTACCTGACCGTTGTTCGCCCATCGGATAAATACAAGGCGGGTATTAAAACCTCGATGGCTTACGAGGCTCTCGAGATCTCATGTGAAGACGAATCAGTTTTAGAGAGCGGAGGCTTTCACGAGCTCCCCTACATCTGGACGCGGTACACCGTCAGCCCCCACGAAGATTACGGACGTGGGCCAGCGATGATGGTGCTCCCTGACATCAAGACGCTGCAGGAGATGCAGCGGGCATTCATGAGAGCCGGACACAAGGTCGCAGATCCGCCGTTGTTGGTGGCTGACGATGGGGTTTTGGGTCGTGGTTCTAAGCGTATTCGCATCTCACCCGGTGGCATCAACGTGGGTGGGCTCGACGCGCAGGGCAATCCTAAAATCATGCCGCTTCAAACCGGAGCTCGCTTGGATCTATCTGAAGGCATGATGGAAAACCTGAGAGACAACATCCGAGCAGCGCTTGGCGTTGATTTATTCGACGTTCTGATTCGAGATCGCGTGCAGATGACGGCAACTGAAGTTCTTGAGCGGCAAAAGGAAAAAGGTCAACTGCTGACTCCAGTCGTAGGCCGTCAGCAAAGCGAGTTGCTGGGGCCATTGATCGAGCGTGAGATCAAGATTGCAATCAGGCAGGGTCAACTCCCGCCAATGCCAGACGAGCTTGTTGAAGCCCAAGGCGAGTACGAAATCGAATACGAGTCGAGCGCGACGCGCATGCAAAAGTCAGACGAGATCCTTGGTTTGCAACGCGCAGTCGAGGTGATGATGCCGTGGATCGAAGCCGACCCGACCCTTCTCAAGATGTGGAAGAGCAACAAAGTTACACGCCACGTCAACCAGACATTAGGCGTGCCGAGCAAGTTGGTCCGAACCGAAACCGAGTTCGACGAGATCGAAGAGCAGGCACAGCAAGACAGCGCACAGGACAACCTGATGAACCAAGCACCGCAGGTTGCACGCGCAATGCGAGATGTTTCTGAGATGCCCTCGGCGGCAAACGGAGAACCAGCCGTTTGAGTTTAAACGAGCGAGCACGTCAGGCTTTCACCCCGCGCGAAATCAGAGATGCTTATTCCACTGTGTTCCGAGGCCCAAAGGGAAGCTTGGTTCTTGCCCATTTGGCTGATGCCTGCGGAGCGACGCGCTCAACATATGACCCGACGCAGCACGCGATGAACGTCGCCGAGGGTCGTAGGCAGGTCTGGCTTGTTATCCAGGATGCCTTAAACCTGACCGAAGATGACCTGCGAGGTCTGCAGTCTGAGGTCGCAAATAGAGGGAGTGAAATGAATGAGTGAGTCAGCCGACACGGGCGTTGTCAGCGGAGAAACTGCAGGCAGCGAGGCTGCAGGTGGCTTTGAAAGTGCAGGAGCGGCACTTGGCGTGAACTTCGTTTCGGGCAACGTAGCCGACGCACCGACAGCGGCACCGGTTGAAACGCCTACTGAGGCTGCGCCAGCGGGCTCAGGATGGATTGAATCGTTCGGCGTGGATGATCGGGCATACATTGAGCAGAAGGGCTGGAGCGACCCGTCAGCGTTGCTCAGTTCCTACCGCGCTGCAGAGCAGCGTATTGGTGGCGACCCGAGCAACACCCTGCAGATCCCTGATTGGGAAGATTCCGAGCAAGTTTCGCAGTTTCACTCAAAGATTGGTGTTCCCGATGCGGCTGACGGTTACCCGCAGCTCGAGATCGAAACGAGTCGAGGTCCGCTTGAAGTGGGTCAACTCGCGCAGATCAGCCATGCGATTGGGCTCACCCCGGTTCAGCATGCAAAGCTTGCCGAGATGACCGCAAACCTCGTCAACGACACCGCGTCCCAAGAAGATGCTTCCTACGCTGCAAGAGTGAAGGCTGAGAGCCGCGAGATTATGGCCGAAAATAGCCAGAGTCCTCAAGAGTTTGACGCGATGGTGCAGAGGGGAATCCAGGCGCTTGGTTTGTCCCCCGAAGAGTCTCGAGGTCTTACGCAGGGCGTAGGTCTCAAGAAGGCAGTGTCGATCTTGCAGGCGGTCTCAAACGCAACTCAAGAAAAGCCAAGCGTTTCGGAAGGCGACGCCACCGGCATCATGGGAACGATGTCGCAAGACGTTGCTCGAGCTCGGTTGAAGTTGCGCCGAGAGGACGATCAATTCCGCAAACGACTCTTCAACAACGAGACCGAAGCCGTTGAGGAGTGGCGAAAACTTCAGGAGGCCGCTTCAACTCTGGAATAGGCAGTACACTTTAAGAAGTGACGGACAACCCTCGTCGAGACGCGAGTAGGTCGATAACCCGAAAGGGCCGAGCTGGCAAAGTCTTGAGGGCCTGACACGCATTAGCGTTCGGCCCCGCCTCGTGCGGATAAGCCAAAGCCCAACCAACTGGTTTTTGTCTTTTAACTTACGAGGTATTTCATGTCCAGCCAAATTACAGTTGCTCATAGCGAGCAGTACGCCAGCAATGTCGAGCTTCTTCTTCAGCAAAAGCAGAGCCGACTTCGCGGTGCCGTCCGCAGCAATTCCTACACAGGCAAGTCTGCCCAGCCCGTCCAGCAGATCGGGTCTATCACGCTCGCTGACTGGGTGCGCGAAGGCGACACCCCGATCCTCAACACGCCGCACGACGTTCGTTGGCTTGAGCCGACCACGAAGCACGGCGCGCAGTTGATCGACCGGCACGACTTCATGCGAACGATTGCCGACTTCCGCAGCCCCTACGTCGAGACCGGCGCTTCGGCTGCGAACCGCGCAATTGATGAGGTCGTTATCAGCGCAGCCTTTGGCACGTCCAAGACGGGCGAAGACAAGGGTACCGAGGTTGCTTGGTCAACATTCACGGGGGCCAACGCGGCTCACTTGGTTGACTCTTCGGGTGTCACCGGCATGACCGTTGCCAAGCTTCGTTCTGCCAAGAAGGCCCTCATGGCCGCCGAGGTCGACATCGACAACGAGGAACTCTTCGTTGTTATGGGATCTTCGCAGCATGATGACCTGCTCGGTGAAACCCTCGCGGCAAGCGCGGACTACAACACGACGCCAGTCTTGGTCGACGGTCGAATCCGCTCGTTCATGGGATTCAACTTCATCACGACTGAACTGCTGCCCACGACTGCCGGCGCTGACCGACGCTGCTTCGCGTTTGCCCGATCTGGGCTTGCGCTTGGCATCTTCGGTGACGTGACTGGCCGAGTCTCTGAGCGTGACGACAAGTCGTATGCGACCCAGGTCTACACGTCGGTGACGGTTGGCGCTACGCGCGTCGAAGAGAAGAAACAGGTCGAGGTCGTCTGCGGCGAGTAGACGCTTGACTGAAACGGAAAACGGTCCCCGGTGCGGAGTCGTGCCGGGGGCCTGCTTCCGTAATTAGAGGTGCGGTGTCGTGCCTCTTGGAGAACATGAAAAATGGCGACTCTCAACGCAACTAACGTAGTAGGCACGCAGAATGTTGCAACCAACGGTGCTCGGCAACGATACAAGTTTGGTCAATATGCAATGACCGGAGCGCAGGGCAACGCTGACATTCTCAACTTCTGTTCGGTTCGGTCAGGCGACATCATCCAAAGTCTCTTTCTGTCATGCGATGCGCTGTCGGGAATGACCGACGTGAACTTTGGTCTTCGGTTGCCCGATGGGACAGACGTAGACGAGAACTTGTTTGACGATGCACAGACTCTCGCAAGTGCTCTCGTGCGCCAAGAAAAGCGTGTCGGCGCTAACTCGGCACTCGGTATTGAGACGCTGGGCAAGACGGTTTGGGAGCTTCTTGGTCTTACCGCTGACCCGTTCCTTACTTATCACGTCACCGCAGGCATCATCGCTGCAGGGTCTGCTTCAGGCGATATCTGCCTGGAAATCGTCTACACGGCGGGCGACTAGTCAAACTGTCAAGCCTCGATGCAGTTTCTGTGGTGGTCTCTGCATCGAGGTTTTGGCACCGTTTTAAGGAGATGTTCTTATGGCAGATTTGACAGTGGGATGCGCCAACGATGCAGCGGCCACCGTAACGGTTGCGGGAAGTATTGCCGACAACACCGTGTCTCTTCAATTTACTGACGTGGATGAAAGCGCAGACGTGCTAGCTCGCATTGAGAAAATGCGTATCGCAGTGGTCGATTATTTCGCGTCGCAGGGGTAGCCACTCGTGGCAACTGACCTTGAAATTGCGAATCAGTCCCTGACTCGCGTAGGGGCTGAGTCCATTACGCAAATCGAGTGGGACACGCCGGCCAACGAACGGTCTCGAGTCGTTAAGAACTCGTGGCCGTTCGTGCGCCGCGCCGTACTGCGAGAACACTCGTGGAACGTAGCGACTATACGAGCGAACTTGTCGACGCCGTATGACGACGTGCTCAAACCAGAGTGGGATTTCGCCTCGGTTTACGCATTGCCTACAAACTGCTTGCGGATCCTAGAGGTGAACACGACCGAACAGTGGCGCGTAGAGCGAGCTCCGGTATCCGCAGCGGTTGTCGGGACAGTCATGCTAATAACCCACCCGGTAGTCGTCGATAGCGTAGTTGAGGTCGAGACTTCGGCGGTCCACCATTTGGTCACAGGCGACTTTGTCTATCTTGGAGCTGCAAACCAGACTTCGCTGGTGGATGACATTCAACCTATCGTTCAAAAGACAAGCCACAAGTTCACGATGCCAGAGGTTGGTATCACGGGATTCACAGCGGGCTCACCGGCTTCATCGAAGGTCTACCAAGTGACAATGGCTCCCGCGATTGTATGCGACGAGACGGGAAGCCTGGGCGTGCGGTACATCGAAGACCGCACCGACCCGTCAGACTTTGACGCGATGCTTACTGAGGCACTTGTTCTTCGGCTTGCCGTTGAGATAGTTGAGCGCGTGACAGACTCCACCCGCAAACGCGAGGCGCTTATGGACGAGTACATTTCGTTCATGAGAGAAGTCCAGCACATCGAAGGCCAAGAGCAGTCATCCTCTGAGTTTGAGGAAGACCTCTGGATCTCGTCGAGGTACTAGCCAGTGCCGCGAAGTTCACCAATCCAAACGTCTTTCAACGCCGGCAAGTGGGGTCCGCTTCTTCAAGGTCGCGTCGATCTCGAAAAGTACACAAGCGCCTGCAATGAGCTGAAGAACTTCATCCCTACGGTGCAGGGGCCAGCTCTCAAGCGGAGCGGCACGCGCTTCTTGAAGACGGTAAAAAATCAGGCAGAGAAAAGCCGCTTAATCCCGTTCGAGTTTTCGACTGAGCAGGCTTACGTCCTTGAGATCTACGAGGGCGGCATGCGTGTGCTCAAGGATTCCGGCGCTGTGCTTGAGCCTACTGTCGCAATATCTAACGTGTCAGACGGTAACCCCGTTGTTGTGACAGCCTCGAACTCGTACACGAATGGCGACGAGGTCTACATCACTGGCACTGCCCAAAGCCAGATCAACGACCGGTTTTTTACAGTTACGAGCGCGTCAGGATTTGCATTTTCACTAACGGGCGAGAACGGAACAGGCCGAGCTACCGGGTCGGGAGGCACTGCTTCGCGCGTATACGCGATTGCTGATTCAGTTGGCGGCAACTCATTGCCCTGGCTTGAAGCTGAACTAGACGCAGTTTCGTTTGTGCAGAGCGGGGACGTGCTTTTCCTAGCTCACCCTAACCATCCGCCGCACAAGATCACCCGCACTGCACACACAAGCTGGACGAGCGAGGT